ATAGATAATTGTATATACTATGCAGAAAGATTAAATAGTCAACCACCAGTTCCTAACAGAAGAGCTGGAGAAGATCAACCTAAGACACAAAAATATATTGCCGTGTGTGAACCTCGTAAGGTAGACCCACAGAAAGTTTCAATATACAAATGATTAAATATATTGCATTACTATTACTCATACCCACACTTGCGCTTGGTGGTGGTAAGATATATTCCCCACCCAATGACTCTAAAAAAATCTATGGTCAAAAAAAGAACCTAACAAAACAACAAAAAATAAATCAAGGTATAGATATAAAACCTAAAATGACTCTTTGCAGACTCAAGAAACGAGTTAAGACTAAAAGTGGTGAAGAAGTTTGTATCTATGAAGGTGGTAACAAAACATTTGAAATGGCTATTGAAAATAGATGCCCTCGTTCATATATGTGCGAATACAACCCACATGGTGAACCACCAAATATAGACTCAGTAATAGATAGTCTTAATGAAGCAGTAAAGTGATATGGGAATATTTCAACACGAAGATATGGAAATAGATTTAACAACTACAACCAAAAGCAGACTATACAAAAATAATCTATTACTTTTTATTGGTGATGGTTATAAAGCAATATCTATGATGATAAACAATAGTGAGGATAAAGAACCAGTAAAACAAAAGTTTCATGCTCAATTAACTATGAGAGAGAAACCTAGATTCAAATCCAAAGAACAAGATGATAATCCTTTATAAATAATAATATAATAGGAGTCAGCATGTCAAATAATTTCATGGGCCTAGATGGATTCATCTGGTTTACTGGTGTCGTTGAAGATAGACACGACCCAGCTTTACTAGGAAGAGTCCGTGTAAGATGCTTAGGGTTTCACACAGAAGATAAAGTGAAAATCCCTACAGCGTCATTACCTTGGGCTCACATAATGTTACCGATAACAACGCCATCTATGAATGGTAAGGGTGTGAGTATACCTTTCATGGTTGAGGGTACATGGGTTATTGGTTTCTTTAGAGATGCTGAATTAAAACAACAACCAGTAATTATTGGAACACTACCAGGCTATCCACAAACAACAGCGGATAAAACAAAAGGTTTCAATGATCCAAATGGTCACTATCCTTTATCAACCCACTTAAATGAAAGTGATGTCAACCGTTTAGCGAAGGGTGGAGCCGATGACAAACCACATGAGATTATCCAACTTAAAGAATCCAAAAGAGATAAGCAAGTTGCCGTTGCAAGTGGAGAACCTTGGGATGAACCAGTTGGGTCACATTCAGCATCCAAGTATCCTTACAACCATGTATTTGAATCAGAGACTGGCCATATCAAAGAATACGATGACACATCGAGCAATGAGAGAATACACGAATACCACAGAACTGGAACATTCTATGAAATGCGACCAGACGGTTCAAAAATCACAAGGGTGGTTGGTAACAATTATGAAGTCATTCATGCAAATGATTTCGTCCATGTTAAGGGGTCGGCGAACCTAACAGTAGACGATACATTAAATATAAAAGCAAAAACAATTAACATAGTTGCTGAAACTATGAACGAAACTTATACAACACATAATGAAACAACTGAAACATTTACTCATACTGCAACTACTGGTAATACGACTTATACATCGGGCGATGTAATTGCAAGTAATATATCTCTAGTTGGACATCAACATGTAGACAATGCTGGACTTGCTGCTGGAGTTACTACTGTACCAATTGGTGGAAGTGGTTCAGTAACATCTGCTCAAGGAGAAACCGTGGCATCAATTTCATCTGGTATAACTGCGGCAGAACCAACATCTCTAGATTTAACTACTGTTTCAAATGTAACATTACCGACTGCTACAACTGCGTATCCAGACACACTGGTTAAAACAAATTCTACTGGTACAGTTAATAGTACGATACTGGCAGACAATGCTGTAACACAAGATAAACTTGCAGATGATGCTGTAGGTTCTGGTGAAATGAAAAGTCTATCAACACTACTCATCAAGAATAGTTCTGGTACAACTATAAAAACTGTACATGGTGCTGGTGCATAGTATAAATACTAATAAAGGAATTACAAATGTCGCAATATGATGCTCAGTTAAATAATAACACATCTAGAAATAATAGACAATACTCTGATTTAGATTTATTCTTTAGCAGAAAAACATCTAATAGCGATATAAATACACTTACAGATGTTCAAGCGGTAAAGAGAAGTGTTCGTAATCTAGTTCAACTTGACTACTATGAAAAACCTTTTCACCCAGAGATTGCATCTGGAATTAGGGGAATGTTATTTGAGTTAATGACCCCATTTACTGCTCAGATTATTGCAAGACAAGTTGAAGATGTAATTAATAATTTTGAACCAAGAGCAAAACTTGTGGGTGTAACTGCGATACCAGATTTAGATCGTAATGCCTACGAGATTAAAATAGAATTTTATGTTGTTAACACACCGACAGAGTTAGTAGACTTAACGGTATTCTTAGAAAGATTGAGATAAGATGGCAGATAGTAATAATCAAAAAGTAAGAGTAACGGAATTAGACTTTGATGAAATCAAAGCAAACCTAAAATCTTTTCTAAAAAATCAAAATGAATTTTCAGACTATGATTTTGAGGGAAGTGGTATGAGTGTTCTTCTTGATACACTTGCATACAACACCCACTATCTAGGTTTCAATGCAAACATGTTAGCAAACGAAATGTTTTTAGACAGTGCAGCTTTAAGAAGTTCTGTAGTATCACATGCAAAAACTTTAGGTTATGAAGTATCTTCTTGTCGTGCTCCAAGAGCAACTATAGGAATTTCATTAACAACAACTAACTCTACAGCTACAATGCCTGCTGGAACAAAGTTTACTACAACAGTAGATGGGATATCATATCAGTTTGTAAACATATCAACTCTAAACTCGACTAGTTCTGGTAACACTATTAACTTTGATAACACAGAAATTTATGAAGGAACTTATGTTACATCAAAATACATAGTCGATAATACAGATATAGAACAAAGATTTACTATAACCGATAACAGAGCAGATACTACTACATTAAACGTGACAGTACAAAACTCTACATCAGATACATTTACTACAACATATACAAAAGCAACTGACATATCACAACTTTCAATTAATAGTTCTGTTTACTTTTTACAAGAAGTTGAACAAGGTAGGTTTGAAATTTACTTTGGTGATGGTGTTGTAAGTAAAGCGTTGACAGATGGAAACATAGTAATAATGAGTTATGTGGTAACAAACAAAACTGCTGCTAATGGTGCAAATGGGTTTAGTTCACCAAGTTCAATAAGTGGAGTTGTCGATATTGGTATTACACTTGTACAATCTGCCGCTGGTGGTTCTGAACCAGAGAGTATGGATTCAATAAAACTAAACGCTCCACTAGACTATGCTGCTCAAGGACGTTGTGTGACTAGAAATGACTACCAAGTATTTACAAGAAAACTATTTGCAAATGCACAGGCTGTTTCAGTTTGGGGTGGAGAAGATGGAAGTTACGATTCATCTTTGGGTGTTACTGCAACACCACAATATGGTAAAGTTTATATATCAATTAAATCTAATACTGGACAGAACTTAACTTCTGCTCAAAAATCATCGTTAGTTAAATCCTTTAGTCCATTTACTGTAGCATCAATTACACCAGTGATTGTTGATCCAGAAACAACATTCTTAATTCTGGGGGTTACATTTATGTTTGATTCTACAAAGACAGTTTTAGTTGGGCCAGACTTACAAGCCGCAGTTAAAGTTGCTGTTTCTAATTACAATGATACATCTTTAAAAAGTTTTAATAGTCCTTTCAGACATTCCTCTGTTACTGGATTAATAGATGGTGTTGATGCAGCTATTTTAAACAATACTACAATTGTAACTATGGCAAAATTCTTTACACCAATCAGTGGAACAAATGTTTCTTATACAATCAGTTTTAACAATCCAATATATAACCCACACTCTGGACACAATAATCTTGGTGGTGGTGTTATTGCATCTACTGGTTTTAAAATTAGTGGTAGAACAGAAGAAATGTTTTTTGATGATGACGGACAAGGAAATCTAAGGATGTATTATCTTCAAGGTTCTGCAAGAACTTATTATGCTTCTCAAGCAGGAAAAGTAGATTATGCAACTGGTGTTGTATCTACAAATGCATTTGTTATTACTAGTATATCAAATGTTGATGGAAATACATCTATAAAAATTAGAATAACTGCTAAACCAAACTCAAATGATATTGTTCCAGTTAGAAATCAATTGTTAGAAATAGATTTAGTTAACTCAACTATATTAAGTAATGTTGATGCAACGGCAACAACTGGTGTTGGTTATACAGTCGCTTCAACTGGTGGAGATGCTGCAAACACACAAACAACAGTAGCAACTAGTGCATCATCTGGTACAACAAGTGCTTATTAGGGAGTAATCTATGTCGGAAAAATCTTCCAAATTTTTAGGTAAGATATCCCCATTAATAGAAGGCCAATTTCCAGATTTTGTTAGAGATGAAAACAAACTCTTTGTAAAATTTGTCCAAGACTATTATAAATTTCTTGAAGCTGGTAAGATGGAACTTACTGCAGCTGTTGACTATGTAAAATACGAAACAGAAACTTTATCATATATACTTAATGATGATGGTGATAGAATTGTTGCAGAACAAGGTGCTGGAACTGTTGGTAACTTTGTTAATGGAGAAACCGTTGTAGGTTCTATTTCAAATGCAACAGCAGAAGTTTTGGTTGAAGATGTTCGTAATGGCACAATATATATTTCATCAAATCAAAAGTTTGAAACTGGTGAAACTATTACTGGACAAACTTCTACATCAACTGGTGTACTGAAAAGATATCGTGCAAACCCAGTTCAAAATATTCAACAACTTTTAGATTACGCTGACGTAGACAATACAATCTTTGACTTTTTAAATAAATTTAGAGATTCGTTCATGGAAGCAATTCCTAATACTCTTGCAACTGGAACAGCAAAAAGAAATTTAATAAAATCTATTAGAGACTTGTACACTGCTAAAGGAACATCAGAAGGACATAAACTCTTTATGAGATTGTTACTTGGTGAAAGTGCTTCTATCTTTTATCCAACAAAATATATGTTAAGAGTTTCAAATGGTGATTGGCGACAAAAAACTACAATGAGAGTTGAAACAATTGGTTCTTCTGCTGATGAAATTGTCAATCAAGTTATAACTGGTGCAACATCTTTTGCAACTGCGATTGTTGTTGATACTATTACGTTCCAGCAAGGTTCTGTATCTGTTACTGAATTAGAAATAGATTCTGTAACTGGAGAGTTCAATAGTGGTGAATTAATTACTGCAATATCTACACTTACAGATGTTCCTGCTAACTTTCGTGTAAGAGCAATTGTATCCCAATCAAATTTGGATGAGCCTGGTGCTTTGTATATTGATAATGAAACAATTGATGCTGAAGCTTTAGGAAATAACTTTGCTGATATTAGGGTTAGTGGTATTGAAACTGGTGGTATAACTGATATTGATATTGATGGTGTTGGTTTAAATTATCAAGTTGGAGATATAGTAACCTTTATTGCAAATTCTGTAGACACAAATGTATCTGCTGCAACTGGATTTGTAAGTGTTGTTGGTGGTGGTATTACAGATGAAGATGGTACAGGCGATATTATAATTTTAGAAGGCGCTACAGATGTATCATCCGAAAACTTTAATATACAACTGGAGAGTAGACTAGAAGATAGACTTATTGGTGACGGAACTACACGAGTCTTTACATTAGTTAATGTTCCAAATACAGATACTATTACAATTTATATTGACAATGTAATTACAACTGCATATCTACAATCTAATAGTACAATTACATTTACAACAGCGCCTAAATCTCTTTCAACTATTTTTATTAAAGGTAATGCACAAGACTTCTTATTGTTAAACGGAACGAATGGTTCTAGTTTAGATGCTGGATATAAATTACAAACAAATCAACAGATAGAAGTAAATGATACATTTGGAACAGTTGGAGATCAATTAGTTCTAGAAGATGGTTCATTCCCTGCTAATGAATTTGGACAAGTTAAGAAAATATTTATAGAGAACAGTGGTGATGGTTATACAAGACTACCTACGATTTCTGTTACATCTACTTTCGGCAGTAACGCTGATATTACTGCGATATCTACAGAAATTGGTAAAATACAATCAATAAAAATTAGTGACTCTGGGTTTAATTACGATGCAGACAATGCCCCAACAATTGCTCCAAGGGCTCACTTTATTTTAAAAGATGTATCTGGTACTTTTGCATTAGGTAATACTTTATCGACTAATGGACATACTGGTGTAGTTCAATCATACGATTCTTCTACTAAATTATTAACTACAACTTTTGAAAATGAAGAAAGAATTACACACGAACAAGATGGCACATTCAATAATAGTATTGAGTTAGAAGGTAATACTGCTGATAATTTGTCATCACAATTATTTTTAGAAGATGAACAAGAATTTGATGGTGGTGATAACATTGTATTAGATGGTACTGCAATTAGAGAACCAGTCAATCAAACATTTGTTTTAAAAGTTAAAAAATATGCAGAGTTAGACGAGGATGGATTATCTGTCAATCGGTTTATGATAAACGAATCTAAACGACCAGATTTAGCATTGTATGAGGGTAACACTTATTACTTTGATTTGTCTGATCCATCTTTGTACACGGATAATACTTCTATTAATGCACATCAATTAAGATTTTCAACAACACCAAATGGAACACATAATTCTGGTTCTGCATTTACAAATGGTGTAACGGAATCTGTTATCACACTCGTACCAATAGGAACAGTTGGTTCATTTATTCAAATAGTTGTTCCATCTGGAGCTCCAAAGCTTTATTATTATTGTACAAATCATAGTGGTATGGGTAATAGTATTTTAACACCACAATTGCAATCAGTTGTATTGGATGTGGGTTCTAATATATTAACAGATGGGTTGAGTAAACATGAATTTAATATACTACTAGAAGATGCAGTTAATTCTACTGGATTTGGTATTATAGAATTTGAAGAAGATCCTGGCTTTACTCAAGGACGATTAGATTTAGAAGATAAAACTAAACTTCTATTAGAAGATTCCAGTGAGGTAAGTGGGGGTGTAATAGAACTTGAAGATTCAAATGGTAAAATCGTAAATGGGTACAACTATAATGTAGGGGGTGTTCAGCTAGAAGAATCTATTAGTAGTTTTGTCCAAGGAATTGGTGAAAAAATTGTTATGAATAAGTACAGAGAAATAAATCCAGGCTCTGTATTCATAGTTCAAGAGGAAAATGGTGACAAAATACATGGTGAAGATTTTGGTTTCAGTCTAACATTAGAAGATAATGACTTATTCTTATTAGACGATGAAACTGCTGACTTCATTGTTTTAGATGCTTCAAATAGTGGTGCTCTAAATACTGGACAAAATTTAATTCTAGAACAACCAATAGATTTTTCTGGAAAAGATGTTGTTATAACAGATTCTGGTGGTGCAACTGGTACAATTATCTTTGCTGATATTGCAACTGGTACAACAGAAGTTAATACAATTTCAACTGGTGTTGGAAACTATGTAACAATTGATAACTTGATTGGTGAAGATTTGATTCGTATTCAAGATTCATTCTACTATCAAGATTTCTCCTATGAAGTTGCCGTTGGACAATCTACTGCAACTTACATTAACCAATTAAAAAGAGCAGTTCATCCTGCTGGTTTTGCTCCATTTGGTAAAGTTAGTATTGCATCTTTTGTCTCTGCAACCGTAGGAACAACTGCTGCTGGTGTTGCTGGATACCTTGGAGATACACAGACATTTACACCAGAACTTGCTTCTGTTCTAGAAGTATTATTTGACCAAACAATTCAGAGAAGGTTGGTTGCTGGTAGTATGATAATTGGTAATAGAGATGACCAAGTATTATTAGAAAACGGAATACCAGACTCTGCTCAAATGGCATTAGAAGGTTCGTCTGCAACTGTGGCATCTGGAATGCCTGCAAATATATCATTGCTATTAGAAGATAGTTTACAACCTACAAATTATGATTATGCTGTATCACATATAGTACAAGAAGATAATTTTCAAATACTTCATGAAACTGGACGTATCACAGATGAGTTTGATAGCATTCTTATGGAAGATGGTTCTACTATTCTTATGGAAATTGGAAGTCTTGCTGCTGGTAAAGCATTATTGTATGAAGGAAATCAAATAAGAGATAATGAAGCTGCTGGTGGTAGAGTTATGTCTGAAAGTTCTTCCTCAATGAGTGGTAAAGCAGAAAGAACATTAACTAAAGAGATGAGGATAACACGGGCAACTAAACCAATAAATCATGCTGCTAAAAACTTATTGACTTATCTATACGATCATCCTTTTGCCGTAGAAGAAGCTTACGGTGGAATACAATTGCAAGATACATTTGTTCTAGGAATTGAAAGTGGAACAATGACAGAAGGTGATGGTGATGAAGTAATAGATAACCTCTTACAAGAAACTGGTGGACTTACTCTCGTAGATTTAGAACAATCTCATAGACAAGATGTGATAAGATTAGACGGTGAAGAACCACTACCATCTGTTGCATTTTTAAATATGGAAAATGGTGATCACATTCAACAAGAACAATTTGAGGTTGGTTCATCTGATGAGGGTATTGGAAGAACGATGCTTGAAGTGTCTATATTTACTTTCATTGCAGATCAAGTTAGAAATAGAAATGAAAAATTACTATTGTCTGAACCTACAAACGATGATACACTAACTCTTTCAGAACTAGGTGATATACAGATTACAGAAATTGCAAGAAAGGGAAAGATATTACAAGATGGGTTTGGGTTTAACGGACAAAGTATTTCAACAGAAGATACTGGTATTGCACTAGAAGAAGATGGTTTCATTTTGATGGATGGAAATGAAATAAGTGGTGTTGGTGATGCTGCTTTTGCAGTAAATGAAAACTCATCAATACTCTTAGAAAATATAACTGGTAAACACGAAAGAATAATACAAGAAACAGCTGGTGCTATTGTAGAAGAAGATTCATCTACGTTATCAATCATAGATGTAATTCAATTAGAAGATGCTCTTGATGATGGAATTGGTGTTCCATCTGCTTTACTCATAGAAGCAACATATCTAAGGGCAGTTGAAGATATCATTGTTCAAGAAGATGGAACAACTGCTGATGGTGGTAATATAGTTCTTGATGCAACGAGTACTGCTGCTGATGGAAATCCAGTAGATGAAAATGAAAGATTACTTCAAGAACAAGACACTGCTGATATAGGTTCAGATAGAATAAATCATATTGTATTAGAGACTTCTGCCTATATTAGTAATAGAGGAGTTAAACCAATTGAGAATTATACAATGTCTGGGAGTATAAATACAAGTATAAGGAACATTCCAATCGTACAGCCTGCAATTATTACGTTGAAGGTTTCATAAAAGGATGGAAATGCGTTATAAATATATACAAAGGATTAAAACATGTCGGCAATAATCACAGAGAAATTTAGACAGCATAATGCTAATCAGTTTTTTGAATCATTTACTGAAGCAGCTGCATCGGTGTACTACCTATTCATAGGTAAGGCAACACCATTCACTTCTGGTACTACTGGAGGAAACGACACTATTCCCCCAACTCCAGCAGATGATATTAGTTCAGAGTTCTATAGATGGGATTCTATGATTGCAGCTAAAAAAGTTGCATCAACAGATGTATCATTTGCTCTACCAAGAGTTAACTGGGTAAACGGAACAGTTTATTCAATGTACAAAGATGACATATCTGCATCTAGTTTATCTGCCAATGGTGCGACAAATTTATTCGACTCAAACTTTTATTTCATAACCTCTGCATTTAGAGTATACAAAATATTAGATAATAACGCTGGGGCTTCATACTCTGGTTCTGAACCGACATCAGAATCAACATCGTCTTTTGCTCTTGGTGGTTATGTCCTTAAATATATGTACACTATTTCTGCATCAGATGCTACTAAATTTTTAACCACAGACTTTATGCCTGTAAAAACAAATGCAACTGTAAATGCTGCTGCAACAGATGGTAAAATAGAAGCTCTATCTGTAATTGGGGGTTCTGGTTATACTGATGGAACTTTCTACGCTGCAGTTTATGGTGACGGTACAAATGCTGGAACTGCAACTGGTGCTATTGTTTCTATCAAAGTATCTGGTGGTGCAATCCAAGGATTTGGATTAGCCTCTGGAACAGACACAATTTTACATAACGGTGGAAGTGGTTATACCTTTGGAAAGGTTAACTTAGCTGCTGCTTACATATTTACAGACACAGCCTTAACAAGTTCTGGTACATTAGGTAGTGGTTCTGGTGGTTCAATAAGTGTTGTTATAAGTCCAAAGAATGGACATGGTTCAGATGCTGTTGCAGAGTTAGGTGGACATTATGTTATGTCTAATACAACTTTGACACAGGCTGAAAATGATGACATTACAACTGCAAACGATTTTAGAGAAGTTGGACTTGTAGTAGACCCAACAGTGTTTGGTTCTTCTTCTGTCTCAAGTGTTAATACTGGAAGAATGACATATGTTGTAAAAATGTCAACATCTTCTGGAACTTTTGATGTAGATGAAACTATAACACAAGCAACTACTGGTGCTGTTGGAAGAGTAGTAGAATGGGATCCTTCTAGAAGTCTTTTATATTATCACCAAGAAAGATTTGGTTCTTACGGAACTAATTCTACAACTGGTGCTTATGCTTTGTTTTCAACTACGGCAACTATAACTGGTGGAACTTCTGGTGCAACTGGAACACCATCAAATACAGCAAGTGAAACCGTTACTTTGGCAAACTCTAATAGTTTATCTTTAACAAGTGGATATGCGAATCCAGAGTTACAACCAGATAGTGGTAATATTATTTATCTAGAAAATAGAAAACCAATTCAAAGATCAAGTGACCAAACAGAAGATATAAAAATTATAATTGAATTTTAAAGGATTAGTTAATGGCTCAACTCACCGACCTAAATGTATCACCATATTATGATGACTTTAGTAAAGATAAAGATTTTCACAGAGTACTATTTCGCCCTGGCTTTGCAGTGCAGGCTAGAGAATTAACAACTCTACAGTCTATTTTACAAAACCAAGTCGAACAGCATGGTAATCACATGTTCAAAGAAGGAACAGTGGTTATACCTGGCCAACTTTCCATAATGAAACAATTCCAAACAGTACAGTTGGATGGAACATTTGCTAACGAAACAGTAAACCCAAGTTCATATTATAATCAAACTAACAATGTAGTTATCACTGGACAAATATCTGGTGTTACAGCTAAAGTCATAGGATTTCAAATTGCAACTTCAACAACACAGCCTATGTTGTATGTTCAATATGTAAATACTGGAACAGATGGTGTATCTCAAAGATTTGTAAATGGTGAAAACATAACTGGAAATGCTGGTATTACTCATACTACATCATATGCTTCTAATAATGCTTCTGGAACTATATTCTCACCAATTGATGGTACTACTGCTACTCAAGATGGACTTGCAGTTGAACTACAAGAGGGTGTTTACTATGTAAGAGGACAGTTTGTAAGATGTGCCGCTCAAAGATTAGTACTGTCAACAAACTCTAATGTTGTCACTGCAAGAGTTGGTTTTTCAATTACAGAAACATTATCGACACCAGAAATAGATACCAGTTTAACTGACAATGCAACTGGTTCATCTAACTATGCAGCCAAAGGTGCCCATAGATTAAAAATTACTTTAACACTCGACTCAAGAACTACTTCTTCAACAGCAGACTCTAATTTTGTAGAACTGATGAGAATTGAAAACGGTACTATGGTTGGACAAGCCAGAGTTACAGAATACGATGTATTAGGAGATACTCTCGCAAGAAGAACTTTCGATGAAAGTGGATCATATACTATACGTCCTTTTAATTTTGATATGAGAGAAAGTACTAATATCACTGCAAGAAATACTAATTACCAAGGTGTGTTTGCTGGGAAAACTACTACAGATGATGGTGGAACTCCAGATGAAAGTTTGCTTTCTCTTCATGTTTCGCCTGGTAAAGCATATGTCAAGGGTTATGAATTAGAAAAAATATCACCTACGTTTAAAGATTTACCTAAAGCAAGAGATTTTAACTCTGTTAACACTGGTGTTGTTACACATGAAATCGGAAACTTTTGTCAAATAACAAATATATTTGGACAACCAGATATCACATTTATTTCTGGAGAATCTACTGCATACAAAACAATTGGTTTATTCGATGATAAGATTGTTACTAACGGTGCATCTTCTGGAAATCAGATTGGTGTTGCTCGAGGAAAAGCAATTGAATATCGTACTGGTGTTGTAGGAACTTCTGCTGCTGTTTATGATTTATATTTGTGGGATGTTAGACCTTTTACTAAACTTACATTAAGTGGTACACCTAGTGGAACGCTACTCGCTAATCATGCAAGTGGTGGTGTTCAAGTAACTGGTGTTACTTCTGCCGCAACTGGATATGTATTTGCTTCTGGTACTGGTTCTGGTAAAGTCGTTCTGACAACAGTTGTTGGAACTTTTGCAGTTGGTGAAAAGATTAAAGCCTCGGATTCTGGTGAAGCCAATAAGATTGTAGAGAATGTTGCAAATGCAGACTTAACTATTACAGAAGTTGTTGCACACACATTTAAAGATTGTCGTTCTATATTCATGGATGATGCAGATGCTGGACAAGATTTTACAGCAAATGCTGTTTTAATACCATCCCAAACTTCATCTGGACAAATTCTATTTAACGCTTCAGATGCCAACGGTGCAGACTCCGATGACAACCTTGTTCTTGAAGAAGATAACTCAACTACAATTGCATTGGAAGTTGAAAAGATTGCAACACTACAAAATACAGAAAAAAATATTTCAATATTTAAACTTCCAAAGAGAGTTATTAAAACTCTTTTAACTACATTAAATAATGGTGCGACTGATACTTCACTTACAGTTCGCAGACAGTTCGTGGGAACTTGTTCATCCTCTGGTGCTGTATCATTTACTGCTGGTTCAAACGAAACCTTTTCTGCATTTGCCGAAAAAGATTACACACTATCAATTCTTACTGCTGGTGCTGGAAGTGGTGTCCAAGGACAAATAGTAAGTGTTGACGGTAACATTGCTGGAACTGGAACTGCTTCAATAACAGTTACAGATAATACAGTTTTAGGTAACGGTGCAAAAGTAAAAATTACTGCAACCATATTTAAATCAAATGTTAACCAAAGAATTAAAACAACTAACTTAATGAAACAAGTTAAAGTTGTAACTGGAGGAACAGATGCATTTGGAACAAGGCCGGGTGATAAAGAAATTTCACTAGGACGTGCCGATGCATTTAAATTAGTTGCTGTGTATGACTCAGAAACTACTGATGATGCTGTTGCTCCACAAATGACAATTACTGCAACGGTAGGAAACTTTACTAGGGGTGAAATTATTAGAGGTAAACTTAGTGGTGCTGTCGCAAGAAATATAAGTACATCTTCACCAATACAATATGTACTAATACAAGGTGTCGGTGCAACAGATTTTACAAGTGGTGAAATTGTTACTGGAGATAGTAGTGGTGCTACTGCAACCGTAGGAACTATATCTGCTAGTGATAAAGTTATTACTTCAAACTATGTTCTTGATACTGGACAGAGAGATAACTTTTATGATATTTCTAGAATTGTAAGAAAAGTAGGAGTATCGTCACCAAGAGGTAAACTACTTGTAGTATATGATTTCTTTGGTCACGGTGCAGGCGAATTTTTCAGTGTAGATTCATATTCAGATGCTTCTGCTCAAATGGGTTATGGAAATATTCCATCTTATACTGCAACAAGAGTTGATCCAGATGAACCAGAACCAACTGGTTTGTTTCCATTAACAGATTCAATTGACTTTAGACCTACTGTAGAAAATATTGCTGGAACATCCGAATCAGTTGCTGCTGTAGATGAAATTACTGGTAACTCATTTGATTTCTTTTCAAGACAGTATGACGGAACTGGTGCATCACCTATTGATACACCAAAACCAGCTAGTAATGTCTCTATAGATTTTGAGTATTATCTTGGAAGGATGGCTTTGATTTTCTTAGATGACCAAGGTAGTTTTAGAATACAAAATGGTGTGTCTGCTGAAAGACCACAAGAACCAAAACCATTAGAAAATGCATTGAAACTTGCAACTATCACATTAAATCCATATACGTTTACACCAGAAGATGCCATAATAGTTCGACACAAGACACAGAGATTTACCATGACTGATATTGGTAGATTGAAGAAGAGACTTGAAACTGTAGAATATTATACTGCATTATCTCTTTTAGAAAGGGATGCAGAGTCATTTGAGATTACAGATAAAAACGGATTGAACAGATTTAAGTCTGGATTTGTAGTTGATAACTTTGGTGGACATAGAGTTGGAGATGCAAAACATCAAGATTATAAAATTGCAGTAGATCAAGAAAACAATGAATTGAGACCTAAATGTATATTGAGAAATGCAAAATTATCTGAATCAGTTTCTACAGACGCCGAAAGATCAGCCGCTAATTATCAAAAAACTGGTGACTTAATTACTCTTCCTTATACTAGTGTTGCATTTACAGATAACCCATATGCAACAAGAGTTGAAAATGTACAACCACACTTAGTATATCAGTGGGTAGGACAAGTTGTTCTTTCGCCATCTGGTGACGAATGGTTTGAAACAGAACTTACTCCACCATTAATCGTTAATGTTGAGGGTAACTATGATACAATTCTTGCTGGTGTAGGAAATGCATTGGGAACTATTTGGAACTCATGGGAAACTCAATGGAGTGGTGTTGTTGCTACAAGAACAGATGGTTGGAGAAACAATAACTTTGATGTTACAAGAACAATTCAAACAACAAGAACAGATTTAAGAAGAACTGGTTTGACTACAAATGTGGTTGAACAAATTGATGAAGAATCACAAGGAACTAAAGTTATATCAAGGGCAATGATTCCTTGGTTGAGAGCCAACGCTGTTCAGTTTGAGGGTAAAGCATTTAAACCAAAGACTAGAGTTTATGCTTTCTTTGATGGTGTAGATGTAAGTAAATTTATTACACCAAAGAATACAAACTTTACTACAGCTGTCACACCAATTGCTGGTTCATCATTATTTACAGATGCCGTTGGTTCTGTAGAAGGAACATTTGATATTCCAGAATCTAGATTTGCTGGACAAGGTTCTAACCCAAGATTTAAAACTGGTGAATTAGAATTTAGGTTAACTGCCAGTGATACGAATACTAAAATTCCTCTACCTATAACTGCTGGACAATCAATTTACAGTGCAAAAGGTATTTTAGAAACTGAACAAGAAACTATTATTGCAACTAGAAATGCTATTGTTGTTCAAAAAGGTGTTTCACAAACAACAAGTAGAAATTCTACATCAACTTCAACCAGTAGATCAATGAGACCAGATGAAGGTGATGATGGTAACAGTGGTGATCCACTTGCACAGACAATCATGATTAATCATGATGGTTTAAAAGACACTGGATGTTTCTTGACTAAGATAGATTTATATTTTCAAAAGAAAGATACAGATTTACCAGTATGGATAGAAGTTAGAAATGTTGTAAATGGTTATCCAGGCGGTAAGATTTTACCTTTTGGTAGAAAAGTATTAAATTCATCAGAGGTAAATGTATCTGATAATGCTACAACAGCAACCCAATTTACATTTGATAGTCCAGTTTTTCTTAAACCAAGTGTAGAATATTGTTTCGTAGTTCAGACTAATAGTTTAGATTACTTAATGTGGATATCACAATTGGGTGAATTGGATGTTTCTGGTTCTAATAGAATTGTATCCAAACAACCATCACTAGGTGTATTATTCAAGTCACAAAACAATCGTGCTTGGTCACCTACACCTATGCAAGATGCTAAATTTACTATGTATCGTGCAAAGTTTAATTTTGCAAGTAAAGGAAATGTAACTCTAAACAATACTGGAATTGACAGTAAGAGATTGAAACCAAATCCTATTACACTAACAAACAGTTCTGCTATTGCAATAATAAAACATCAAGATCATGGTATGTATCAATCTTCAAATAATGTTACTGTAACTGGTGTAGACTCTGGTATTGAAACTACATTGAATACTGCTCTAAGTGCTGAAGATACTACAGTGGTTCTTGCTTCTTCATCAAACTTCCCATCTAGTGGTACAGTTTTCTTGAAGATTGGTAGTGAGATTTTAAGTGGTTCAATAAGTGGAACAAATGTAACTTCTGTCACTAGAGGTGTAGAGGGTACTGCAACTGTACATAACGCTGGAGTTGTAATTGAATTATATATGATACACTCTGTTCCATTAACCGAAATTAATAAGACACACACTGGAATTGCAAATATAGGTTTGAATACTTTTACTGTCGCCTTATCAACCAACGCCGCAATTGATGGAGACTCGACAACTGCTGATGTTGGTGGGGTATCAGTATTCGCAACAGAAAACTATAGATTTGAATTAATGAAACCAGTTGTATCAACACTAGAATTACCTAGAACAAAGATTATAGCAGCCGCAAGAACAACTTCTGCTAGAAGTCCAAGTGGTAGTGAAAGTTCTTTCATAATAACTACTGCTGGTAATGAACAACAAGTTTCTTTAAATGAGAATTTTGAGTTTGATAGTTCTAGAATGATTGCATCAACAATCAATGAGACAAATGAAATGGATGCAACTAAATCAACTTTCCTAACTTTAGGAATGACTTCTGATACTGATACTTTATCACCAGTAGTTGATTTGGATAGGGCATCAATAGTTTGTGTTGCAAACCAAATTAATAATATTGATCAGGCAAGTGATATTCATCCAACCTCTGATTATAATCCTATGACAAGTCCAGAGGGTGATCAGAACGCTGCAATTTATATTACTAAAAAAGTTGCATTAGAAAATCCTGCTACTGCATTGAAAGTTATCTTTGCGGCACACAGACATTCTAGTGCAGAAATTAAAGTATTATTTAAAGTATTGAGAACAGATGATGCTTCTGACTTTGACGAAGTAGCGTTTGACTTCTTTAACACAGACGGTTCACCAGATAATGTTGTAGGTGCTTCATTGGATGATGATGACTTCCAAGAGTATAAGTATACTGCTGGTGTAACAGACGATGGAATTGGTGAACCATTACCATCATTTATTCAGTTTGCAATTAAGATTGTAATACAAGGAACAAATGCTGCTGAACCACCAAGACTTAAAGACTTTAGGGCATTAGCATTGGCAACATAAAATGAGTGAAATAACATATCAAAAAGTAGAAGGATATAATAATCTTGCAAGAGACCCCAACAGTGGTGCTATAATTAATACTAACAAGACTGCTTATGATAAAGCAGTCGCTAGATCAAATGAAGCACAACAACAAAGAGATGAATTTCGCAATGCTCAAAGGGAGATAAATAGTTTAAAGTGCGAAATACATGAGATAAAATCTATGTTGAAACAATTAGTAGGAAACGCAGATGGCAATAACGTCTAATCAAGTCGGAACAAATAATACTCTAGAACAATTTAGAGTGGAATTTAACAAATTAAGAAATGACGTTTCTAGTCTAGAAGCAGGAACGATTAACTATACGGCCTTGGCTGCAACAACTGGTTCATTCGGTTCTCTTGCTGTTACTGGTACATTTGCTGTGTCTACTTTCCAAATCCAAGGTACAGACCTTATCTTTGAAGGTTCTACAGCCGATGCATTTGAAACAACTGTTAGGGCAACAGACCCTACTTCTGATAGAACTGTTACAATTCCAAATTTATCTGGTACAATTCAGTTACAAGGACAAGATCTTGTTGTTGGTGATGATGGTAATATCGGTTCGGCATCTGCTAGTACTTCAATGACTATCGCTTCAGATGGTCTTGTAACTTTTAATAACGGTGTTAATGGTATCGCAGTTGTTGGTTCGGTTGTGTTAGACAGTACTAACGGTAGTGCAAACGCTGGTTCTAATGTTGTTCAAGATACTGCAGCTAATGCTGACGATAAAATTAACTTAGAAGATACTACAGAGGATGTATTTTCATATAGATTTCTACCAAACTTTGACGGACAGTTACAAAGATCACATAGATTTAAATCCGAAAGATCGGAACAATTGATTGGTGAAAATTTTGACGATATTCTTATGGAAGATGGAACGTCTGATATTTTGTCTGAACAAGAATTTCCATTTACAAAGTTTGATACTGTCGAAAGAACATCTAGAATTATTGTAGAAGAATCTAATAGAGTTGCAGACGGACAAGAACTAGATTTTACTTTTGCAGATGACGAGGGTATAGTATTAGAAGATGGAACTGCTGATATTGTAGCAGAATTTAATACAGTAACTTCAATAGGAGATTTTACTACAGAAGGTAGTATTGTTCATAGAGAAGTAAACAAATCTAGATTTGAAGGTTTTGTACAACAAGAAGCTGGTACTGGTACTGGTTCAATATTAGACGAAGATGGTGGTAATATACAATTAGAATTTTTTACAACTGGACAAGGTGTTAGAAGGAATACAACAACTCTTAATTTTGATACTGCAACATCAAATAGAATCTTGACATTCCCTAACAATAGTGGTATAGTAGTAAGTACTGGGTCAGTTGGTGCAGTAATAGAAGTTATGATGGCAGATGATTCAGTTAGTTCAAGAGCACTGCTCGATGATTCAGTTGATTCAACAAAAATGAATAACTTGGCAACCTTATTAATAAAAAACAGTGGTGGAACAACTTTGAAAACATTCCACGCCGCAGGAGTTTAATTATGACAGCAAGATTACCTTTATTTTACGATGGAAGTGGAACTCTACAAGAGATGTCTGCTGCCCAAGTTACTGAATGGGTAAAACAAACCCTCCATCAGTATGCTACAGCACCTTCTGCTGTATTAACGGTTGTATCATCTAGTGGTGCAAACATGACAGGCATGAATGATACTAGAAAAAAGGCTGGTGCTGCTTCAACCAGTGATGGTAACGAAAGTGGAGCTGTCACAGCTGCTGACTTTGTTGCAGAAGGTTCTACTGCTGAACCAGGCACTGTTACAGTGGCATACGATAAAATTAATCTTGCATATACAATACCAACCTTTACTGCCGATACAAATGGTATAGCTTTTCCAGTATACCAAGAGAATAGTGGTGGAACAATTCGATCAATGACAGCACAAGATTTAGTAGACACATTCTGTAAACCAGCAATTGACTTGTTAGTTGCTGCAACAGAGAGTGTTACAACTGCTGGAACTTATACAGTTACAACTTCGGCAACTTCTGCTTCTAACTATACACAAGTTTCAAGTGGTGCAGCTTTCTTTTTAGATACAAGGGCAAATACTGGTGCATATTCTGCTGGTGGTATTCCAGAAACCTTGGATCAACCAGCAACAATAACATCATACTTCTTACATGAAAGAGATTCTGCTGACACTAATCCATCAACAAACCTTTTATATTTAGAAAGTGGTGGTAATCTAAGAGAATATGCAGAGGGTAGTGGTGTTGACATTGAGGCAATACTTAAAAACGCTATTCAATATGTCGCTGCTGGTGGTGGAAGTAACTCTAATAATCACAAGATAATTTACACCTTTGCAGGCTCTGGTGGAAGCACTAGGGGAAGTGCTGTCGTAGATACACGATTAAATGGAGCTGGTAACTACCAAACAAGACAAGTTGGTAACGCTTATCGTTCACAAGAATTTCCTAACGGTTCTGCTGCTACAATCACAACAAATAATCTGCGAATAACTAAAGGTTAGAACGTATAAATAATGATAAAGGAAAACAAATGGCAATAGGTAACTCAATTTTTTCTGGAAGAATATGCGATGCATTGTATACAAACCCAGAGCATGATACTGTAGAAGTTCTATACAGAAAAGTAGCTCCAGATGAACCTTCTGGAACAGATGCTGAAATCAAAAAAGAATTTTATCTTAAAAAAGGTAATATTGAAACATATAAAATAAAAACTCATATGGTGTCACACTATGTTGTAGTAGATGAAAATGATCAACAGTTTCAAGATTTACTTAAAGAAGTTTCTTATGAGGATTTAGAACGAAGAACTTTAGAACAGAATGAAGCAATTAGAGATGAATTTAGAATTGCTTTTGATGACTATGCAAAGACTAATGGTTTATATAACTATGCAGAAAATCCAATAACTAAAAGTGAAGTTATTACATCTGATATTGATCAAATGATTTTTAACTATGATGGTAATTCTAAAGAAGCTAAAGAAAATCTATTCAAACTAAAATTAAGAGTTTTTGAATTACAAATAGTAAAAGATAGTGAAGATAGAAAATTAAAGTCTGGTATTCGTAAGTCTGATAATCCATTAGATGTTATTTATTATTACAAATTAATACTTGACAACGGCAAATAATTCTGTTATAATTATATTATTTAAAGTGAGGATATTATGGAAAACACGGTACTATGTGTACGCTGGGGTGATAAGTATGATGACACCTATGTTAAAAAACTTAAAGAACAATTAGAAAGACACCTTACAGTTCCTTTTAATTTTTACTGTCTTACAGATAATCCAAAAGAAGAGTATGATATACAACTTCCTACAGTGTGGGATAAACATTATAGAGCAGATAAGAAAATGTTTTGGGCATATCGTAAATGTTATATGTTTAATACCGACAAGTATTTCCCACAAATAAAAGGTAGTCAATTTTTATATTTTGACTTAGATGTTTTAATACACCAAAACATAGATTGTATGTTTGAATTAGATATGTATCGTCCTCATATTGTTAGGGGGTGGTGGAATGATTCTATAAATTGTCGAAAGAATTATGGTCAAATCAAATCAACACCTTTAAATTCATCTTGTATAAGATGGCACAGTCAACAATTATCTCTTATAGAAAGACATATTGACAAATACAAAGAGATTATATTTTTCACATACAGCACAATAGATAATTATTTTAATCACTTCTGGTACAATATCTGGGAAGAAGATATTCCATTTGAGGACAGAGATAAAGGTGATATAATTGAACGGTTGAAAAAGGGAGACAGTAATGTAGATTTTCTTCAAGGGTTTCCAAAGGGGTGGTTTTATTCTTGGTATAAAGGAAATATATTTCCAGATGATATGGAAGATCATAAATTAAGATTAGATCATAAAGTATGCTTATTTAATAATAGTTATAATAGCCCAGATG